AAAAAAGTAAGCCACAACAACTTACAACAAGAAAGCACTCAGAGATGGGTGCTTTTTTTTTAATTATCTTTGCTTTTTATTAACCCATTAAATTTTTTAACTATGGACAAATTTTTAAGCATCCCTGTATCGGGAGCGTCAAACGCTTTAGTAAGTGTTGCTGACGTATTATCTATTACACGCACAAGCGCTACTGTATCTGTTATCAACTACCTAAGCTGTAACACTGCTACAATTACTTTAGGATCTGCTGAGGGCGCAACAAACGAATTTAGAGATTCTCTTCAGGAAGCAATGATTAAGGCTTTAGCTACATCTTGGACTGACGTGGTTTACCCATACGCTTTTTCAAAAGATATTTCAGGAATTGTAATAGCATAAGGATATGAAGAAGTATATAAAAATGCCTATGCAGATGTATGCAAGTTCTACAGCTACCAATCCAGCTGTATTAGAATCTGGCACTACTACTGCAGCGGCTGAATTAAAAGTAACCGACTCTTCCGCAACTTTTATTGCTAACAATATTGAGGTTGGAGATTTTGTTGTAATTACAACTGGTATTTCAGGATACCCAAATAGAAGCTATGCAATTGTTACTGGAGTAGATTCAGAAACCGTTCTAAGTATTAGTGCTGGATCAGGTGCTCCTGCTTCTGGAACTGGTGGTTTATCAGCGAGTGGAACAGTTTATTCTGTTGTTTCTGCTGCAGATGCATATAAGGCCGTTCTTGCTGGTGTTGATTTTAGAATTGACATTAGACCAGGTGACTTACTATTCAACTCTACATCTAATGTAATAACAAAAGTGGATGAGGTTTTGTCTGCTACTGAATTATTATTACACAGTCCTGTAGCTGTATTAGTAGGTGATAGTTTCTTTGTGATTTCACAAAATGGAAAAGGCTGCGCTGCAGTATCTTTAGATGAAGTATCTGATGTTAACATTAACGGTACTAATGGTCAAGTTACTTTACACTACAAAACCTCAGCAACAGGTATTGACAAATGTGTAATTGCTCTTGGTCAAACTGTAGTGGCTTCTAACGAGACTGTATTCGGTGACGCATTCTATGTAGCTATCGAAGAAGCTTGGAGTTCCAAGTGGAGAAACGTTGGAGTTGAAATGCCTATGACACAAACTGGCGGAGGCAACTTTGCTTTACAGTGGACGGCATCAGTCGTTTATAGCTAACAATTGTTTTATGTATTAAAGAGGAGGTCTAAAAAATATAGACCTCTTTTTTTTTGATTATCTTTGTAGTATGATTAACTCAGTTAGAAATACAGTCTTAGCAATAGCTAATAAAGAGAACTATGGATATATATCCCCACAGGATTTTAATCTATATGCTAAGCAAGCTCAGATGGATATGTTTGAAGATTATTTCTATCAGTATAACAACTGGATAGTTAGGGAAAATCAAAGAACATCAGGGATAGGATACGCTAATATTGTTAAAGGACTTGAAGAGGTTATAGATTCTTTTTCAGAAAGTAAGTTTTTAATGCAAGAGGGAACTTACTCTCCAGGAGGCTCCTTTGGTTTAGATATTATAAGCAACAGGTTTTATCTTCCTAATGATTATTATTTAATAAATAAAATATTCTATTACCCAAGCTTACTTTTTTCTGGATCAATAAGTGGTCCAGCCGTTGGAGATGTTAATGATGCTACAGCACCATTTTCTACTATACCAGTTTCATCACCTACTCCGTCTTTAAATAGTATAGTGGTAAATAATAACAACTTAAGACAAGCAAGGGTGGTTGAAGTTTTGAGCGACACAAGTTTAAATACCGACCAAAACTTAGCTTTTGCTACTGGTGATATATATTACATATACGCAAATACAAATATAGTTCAGGTAGAAAGAGTTAGTCAAAATAAAATATTTAATTTAACAAGCTCTAATCTTACCGCTCCAACCAAACAATTCCCAGCGTACACCTTGGATGGTACAACTAACTCCCAAGAGTTTATCACTGTTTATCCAGGTAGCATACAGAGACAAGGAGATATTCACTGTCAATACATTAGGTATCCTAAAGATCCAAAGTGGACTTATATGTCTATAGGCTCTATGGGGGCTCCTGTTTTTGATAGCTCTCAACCAGATTATCAAGACTTTGAGTTGCCATTATCAGACGAGCCTACATTGATTGCCAAGATATGTCAATACGTTGGTATAGAGATTAGAGAATCAGATGTTTACAATTTCGGAGCAAAAGAAGAAGGATTAGATACACAAGAAACAAGCTAATATGTCATATATAACAGATTATCAATATTACGAAAATGGAGGACTTGTTCCTGAAGATGCTAACTGGGGGTCGTACCAGTATGTTGGTCTTGATGATATTGTTAACAATTTTATGTTGATGTATCAAGGTAACAACGAGTTGATTAACAATGTAGAAAGGTATCAAGTTCTTTTTCATGCTAAGCGTGGCATACAAGAATTGAACTATGACGCTATGAAGGAAATTAAAATCCTTCAGCTTCAGGTGGATAGTCAGTTAAGATTTATATTGCCGCAAGATTATGTCAATTGGGTGAGAATATCTGAGTATACAGATGGTCAAGTATTAAGACCATTAACGGAAAATATTCAAACTAACTGGAGTGGAGCTTACCTTCAAGATAATGAGTACAAAATACTTTTTGATATAGATGGTAATGTGTTGAAGCCAAAGGATTCAAAATTAACAATAGATAGAATAGCTGGTACAGCTCCAAGTATCTATCCAGGCGGAGGTGCTTATAGCGGTGAGCTTGGATATTGTATAGACGGGTGTTGGTATTTTGATTATGGTATAGGGACACGATTCGGATTGAACACAGAGACAGCAAACTCAAACCCAACCTTTAGTATAGATAAAAGAGGTGGTGTTATTAACTTTAGCTCAGGACTCGAAAGCAGGTTTATTGTATTAGAGTATGTTTCGGACGGCATGGAAACAGGAGATGACTCTTCGGTCAGTGTTAATAAAATGTTTGAAGAGTTTATATACGCTTATATAAAATACTCTATATTAAATTCCAAATTTGGAGTTCAGGAATATATAGTTAACAGAGCGAGAAAAGACAAATCGTCTCTCCTTAGAAATGCTAAATTAAGATTAAGTAATATACACCCAGGCAGACTCTTAATGAACATGAGAGGTCAGGATAAATGGATGAAGTAATATGAGTAAAAACATCTCAAGTAATTTTATATTAGGGAGGATGAATAAAAGCGTTGATGAACGCTTAGTCCCTAAAGGAGAGTATGTGGATGCTCGTAATGTTAGATTGGGTTCTACAGAAACCACAGAGATTGGGGCTGTAGAAAACTCTAAAGGCAATACTCGTCTTACTACACTTTCTTATGCAGGATCAACCTTAAGCGGATCAGCTGTTTGCATAGGAGCTTTTCAAGAAGGTATATCAGAAACTATGTATTGGTTTGTTCACGACCCTGCAAATACCAGTTCTCCTACTGGAAAGGTAGATATGATAGTTTCTTACAATACAAATAACAATGTCATTACATATCATGTAACATCTATTTCTGTTTTAAACTTCAGTCCTAAGCACTTAATAACAGGAGTGAATAAGATAGACGATCTTTTGTTTTTTACTGATAATCTAAATCCTCCCAGGTGTGTAAATGTAAAAAGAAATTATGACGATCCTTCAGCTGGTGTAGATGTGATAGAAGAAGAAGATGTGTCTGTAATAAAAAAACCTCCAGGATACGAAAAGTCAGTTGGAGGATACAAGCCTTTAACAGCTCCAGATGTAGAGCTTACTATTTTACCAGGAGATGAAAATTATATTGTAAACAAATTTATATCTTTTGCTTATAGATATAGATATGAAGATGGAGAATACTCAGCAACATCTTTATTTACACAGCCAGCTTTTCAGCCTGGACTTTTTCGTTTTGACTCATTAAACTTCTACAACGCTGGAATGGTTAATGCATATAACGCAGCGTTTGTTAGTTTTTCTACTGGGTCAAAAAGAGTTAAGCAGGTAGATCTTTTGTATAAGCCAGCGAACACTAATACCATATATGTTATTGAAAGATTTAATAAGCAAGATAATGGATGGTCTGACAATACTACTCAGACAATTACTTTTGACAACTCTAAGATATACACAGTATTGGGTTCTGACGAACTTCTTAGACTTTATGATAATGTTCCTCAAAGGGCTCAAGCACAAACAATACAAGGAAATAGATTGATATATGGAAATTATGTAGATCAGTTTGATATACAGAGTTCTCCAGGTACAGATATAAAAATATCTTACTCTACTTCTCCAGTCAGTGAATCTGTAAGCGGAGTTGATTTAGATGAGCCGTTTACTTTTAATGGTATTACATACACTATAAACCCATCCTCAAATCCTAATGTTCCTGACGCAAAAATATCATTCGACTTATCAGCTGTT